GCCCTGACCACCCCACCCCCCGCCACGACGGCCGAGACCCGTGGCCCTGCGGAGGGCGCCGCTCATGAAAAAGCCTGAGGTCGTTCCCGTCCTCTACTGCTCGTTCTGCGGCAAGAACCAGCACGAAGTCCGCCGGCTAATCGCCGGCCCGACCGTATTCATCTGTGATGAATGCGTGGTGCTCTGCATGGGCATCGTCAGCGACAGTGAAGCTGACACGCGCCTACAGGAGCGCATGAAGAAAGACAATCAGGTGATCGTGTCGTCTGCGGACGCCGAGCGCCTGACCTGGATGAAGACTTGGACCATAGGAGCATAAGACCATGACGATGAGGGCACTGAGCAACCTGATCTACGCCGCCCAAGGCGGGAACGCGACCAACGACACCCCGACCTTGATCCGCGAGATGCGGGCCGATCTGATCAAGACCGGCTGCGATCCGAACAGCGAGTACCTGCGGGCCGCCCATGATCGCGCCCGCATGCTCGATGCCGGGCTCAAGGCCGCCCGCGACGTCCGCTACCAGGGCGTGCGCGGGTTCGGCGCGGCGCTGCGAGACCTCGTCACCCGTGTGACCGACCAGATCGCCGCCCCGTTCCAGCAGCGGAGCGTCGACTGGCTCAATGAGATCTGCCGGGACGATCCGACCGACCTCGCGGAACGCCGCGCCCGGTTCATTGAGGAGGCCCTGGAGCTGGTCCAGTCCCTCGACATGACCGAGGAGGACGTCCGCCTCGTGCTCAGCTACGTCTACTCCCGCCCGCCCGGTCTGCCCGCGCAGGAGTTCGGCGGCGTGGCCACCACGCTCGCCGTGCTCGCCGACTACACCGGCTACGACCTCATGGACTGCGGCGAGGACGAGCTGGAGCGGGTCTCCGATCCGGAGGTGATGGACAAGATCCGGCGCAAGCGCGCGACCCGCCACGGTCGCGGGCCGCTGCCGGGCATGACCGCGCCGACCGAGGTCGACGACATCGCGGTCGTCGCGATGGGCGGCCCGTTCCCAGGTAATGGCCAAGCTTCGAAAAAAGTCGAGGCCGGTACGGTGACAGCCGAGGAGATCCGGGAGACTGCTGCGAAGGCAGGCACGACCCGGATCACGGGCGACACCATCCGGCTGACCGCTGATCTCGAAGACGAGCGCAGCCGACTGATCGCCGAGATCCCTCTCGATAGCTCGGACCCTGACCGGGAAGACCGCATCAGGATCATCAGCCAGGAGCTGAAGCGGCGAGAGAAGCCGGCCGATTACTCTGGCATGCGTCTCGGCTCCGACACCTTCTTGGACTGAGCCATGGCCGAGATCAAAGCCAGTGCCACGGTGGAGGGTCGCGTGACCCTCCACCTCACCGAGACCGAGGCCGCCGCGCTCGACGCCATCACCGGCTACGGCGTCGAGCCCTTCCTCAAGGTCTTCTACGCCCAGATGGGCAAGCACTACCTCCAGCCTCACGAGGCCGGGGTGAAGTCCCTGTTCGCCACCGTCCGCCGCGACGTGCCACACGCCTTGGATCGCTTCAAGGCCGCCCGGCTCGCCTTCATGATGCCGAACCCCGGGGCCGTAGGCCCCGCTCTGCGGGACGTCATCCGACGTGCGGATGCGGAACGGGTCCGCGTGGCCGAAGCCGAGCTTCGCTCAAGGGAGAAGCCCTCATGAAACTACGAGACCTGTTCCCGATGGATCAGGACTACTCGCCCGCAGTCAACATCTGCGGGTCGCTTGTCGTTCTGCTCCTGTACTACCTCTTGGTAGCGGCTATGGCCGATGCCAGTATTACCTTTTCCGCATGGATACTAGGGAGATAGCATGCCCACCCTACGACAGGACCAGATCGAAGACCTCGGCGTTCTCCTTTACCAGAAGCGCCGGCACATCCACGGGGGTGAGCCGGGCACCGGCAAGACCCCTACGATCTGCGTCCTGCAGAAGGGGATCCACCAGCTCCACGGCTTCAAGTCCGTCTGGCTCATGCCGATGAAGCTGATCGAGAAGAACTACGACGAGGCCATGCTCTGGGGTCAGTGGGGCCCGGGCGAGGTCGCGATCGTGGACGGGTCGCCCGCGCGGTGCGCGGCGATCATCGCCGACCCGAACGTCAAGGTGTTGCTCATGGGCTTCACCCGCTTCGAGCTGGTCGCTGATCTCATTCCGCCCGAGTACAAAGCTATTCAGATCGACGAGTGGCACAAGGGCTTCGGCGGTCACAGTTCAAAGCGCACGCAGGCTCTGTATAAGTGGTGCAATCGCGCCGGCAAGGATCTGTTCTTCACGCCCATGACCGGCACGATCTACGACGGCAAGCCTGACACGATCTATCCCGCCATCCAGATCATCGCGCCCACCTACTATGGCACGCTGGAGAACTTCAAGCTCTGGCACGACATCCTCGATCCCTTCACCAACCGGATCGTCGCGCACGACAACTTCCCCCGACTGCAGCAGATCTACTCGCAGCACGCCATTCGCCGGCTGTTCCGGGACATCCACGGCGACCAGCTCGTGGTGCCGGAGATCGCCCGCGTCGCCATGTCGAAGCGACAGCGGACGGCCTACGACACCTTCCGCGACCAGGCCCTGCTGGAGCTGGAGCGGTTCTTCGTGGACGGCACGCAGCCCGGCGTCGCCTTCATCCGCGCCCGCCAGATCATGGAGCACCCGAACTTCTTCCCGAACCTCATCGACGACGACAACGGCCCGTCCGTCGACATCACGCCCGGCGAGCTGCCCGGCAAGATGGAGCTGTTCGAGCAGGACTGCCGGGACATGCAGTCGCTCGGCCGCCCCATGCTGGCCTACTCCGCGCTCATCCCGCAGCAGCGGCAGATGGTCGACATCGCGGCCCGCGCGGGCCGCCGCGTCGGCCTGATCAACGGCTCGACCTCGCCGGCCGAGGTCGGCCGGATCGACCGCGAGTTCGTGGCGGGCAAGCTCGACACGATCATCGGGTCCGACATCGTCGCCGACTGCGGCTACAACTGGCAGGATTGCGGAGACCAGGAGGTCCAGGACGTCTTCTTTGTCGGCCTCGGATACAAGGACACGACCTTCTCCCAAGCCTATAAGCGGGCCATTCGTCGTAACCGTAAAACACCGTTACGACTAAAGATCTCAAGCTACATTGACAGCATCGATCAGCACATCTTGAGGCTGACGAAGCGTAAATCTGTCGATGCGGCGCGAGTGGAGCCGGGGCGCGAGCCCCTTCCGTGGTAGTGGTTGACGTCGATTACGTTCTCCGCTACCTCAATCAAGCCGGCCACGAGCCGCGCTAACGAAGTGAACAGGAAAAACACTATGTCTGACGCAATCGCTGACGCTCTTGCTGCCGCCCAGAAGTCCGCCGAGACCCAGGCCCCCGTCACGGGTTCGCAGGTCGCGGAGACCATCAAGCCCGGTATGCCGGCCACCTCCGGCCCGTCGCGCTCCCTCGATCAGTTCGAGGAGACCGCAGCAGCCGGCGTCGAGGCCTACCTCGGCGTCTCGGAACTCGGCATCCAGTTCGGCAAGGACGTCAAGGTCCACGAGGAAGTCCTCGTGCGCTTCAAGTTCTCCGACTGCAAGCCCGGCTGGCAGCTGCGCGTGAACGCCCCGAGCGGCGTGCAGTACTACACCACCTACGACGGCGCGACCGAGATCCGGACGCGCAAGAACTGGGAAGCCCTGATCGCCGAGGGCAAGCGGATCGACGACCGCTCCTACCCCTCGGACCTCATGGAGGTCACCGCCCGCCTCGCCGACACCTACCCGCGCAAGGAAGGCGGCCCGATCAAGGAGGACGACACGGTCGGTCTCTCCCTGTCGTACCAGAAGGTGAAGCCCTTCACGGCCTTCATCAAGAAGTACCGCCCGATCCTCGGCGACGACCAGGAGATGCTGGTCAAGCTCACGGCGGTCGGTAAGGTCGGCGGTGGCAACCCCTACGGCGTGTTCGCGTTCGAGCTGATCGACGAGAACGCCCTCGCCAAGGAGATGTCGGGCGGCAAGGCGTCGTCCGCCAAGAAGTAACACGAGGTCCCTGGTCCACTGCCGGTATTCATCCCGGCATCCGCGCGGGTGGACGGCGCAGTTCTGAGGGGAAGTTCACGATAGGGCCTGCAAAGCCTCGGGTCGTGAACCGCTCCAACCTCGGCGAACGCAGCATGTGTGCTGAACAGGGATATTCGCGGAGCCCACGCCCAACAGGGCGTGGGTTTTCTTTTGGCAGCAACAGCAACGAGGGCATCATGGCCAAAGAGATCCACTTCCCTGAGAGCAGTACCTACAAGGGTGACCAGCTGAACCGGCTGCTGAACGACAACATCCTCGTCGGCAAGAAGGACTTCGAGGAGCTGGTCAGCGACCGCCAATCCACCCGGATCGGGTTCACCGTCGCGACCATCCTCTACTTCGGGCTCGGCGCGGCCTCGCACGCCCATCTCTACGGGCCGACGCTGGAGCTGAACAACGCTTGGACCTGGGGCTTCCTGATCGCGTGGCCGGCCATGCTGTTCGTGGCCCTGATCAAGGCGATCTGGCCGTTCCTCCTGCTGATCGCCACCGTGATCGCGGTGATTATCGTGGTCAAGGCGATCTGGCGGGGGCTGCGCTGGCTCTGGGTCCTGGCCCGCGAGGCCAATGACCGCCGCCGGAAGCCCGCTCACGGAATGGTGCAGGACTGACCCGCCATGCGCCTCGATCACCAAGACACGGTCGGGTTCACCCCGGCCCACAACAAGCTGATCGGCGAACGCTTCAAGCATAACGGAAACGGGGTGATCTACACGGTCACAGGTTTCGTCTGGTTTGGGGACATGGATCGCTGGCTGATAATCCACGAAGCGGACGGCGAACAGTTCGTCCGCACTCCCGAAAACTTAGAGGGTCGTCTCCGGGACGGCAGAAAACGGGTGGTGTGGCTGTGACAATACATATCATGGACGGCATGGCCGTCCTTCGCCGCCGGTTCGAGAACGAGATGCAGGGCCCGCGCGGGGTCATGATCGACGAGTTCGCCCGACTGCCCCGAGACATATCGGTATGGTGCTTCGAGGGGCAGAACCACCTCGCCGCCCGCCGCAAGCTGTTCCCGGGCTACAAGGATCGGCCATCCACCATGACGGATGGCCTGTTCGCTCTGGTCGACGTGACCCGGCGGATGCTCCAGCACACCCGGGCGCTGCAGGTCGCGGTGCCCGGGATGGAGGCGGACGACGTCATCGCCCATCTCGCGGCCGAGCACAGCAACGCCGACAACGTCGTGATCTACACCGTGGACCGCGATCTCAAGGCGCTGGAGGGCCCGAACGTCCGGGTCGACTGTGGCCCGGTCAAGGTGCGGCTCACGGCCGGCGACCCGACCTCGGACGTGACCATCCCGCCCGAGCAGATCCGGCTCTACAAGACCCTCGTGGGCGACACCTCGGATCGCATCCCGGGGCTGCCGGGCTTCGGGCCCAAGGCCTACCTCGCCTGCCGGCCCGCCCTGCTGCAGGTCGCAATGCTCGGCCTCGTCGCCGGCAATCGCGAGGTGGAGCCGTGGGTGCGCGCCGGCATGAAGGAGGCCACCGCGACCCGGCTCGTCACGGCCGACCAGTCGGCGCTCATCCGCGCCTACTGGAACATCATCGGGTTCCAGACCCTCCCGTCCACCTGGCAAGAGCACATCACGGTCGGCAAGCTCGATCGCGCTGCAGCTGACGCCTGCCTGCGCGAGCACATGCAATGACGAAAGCCGCGTCCGTCTCCCACCTCCAAGTCCCGGTCCCGAAGACCGTCCTCATCGACAAGCGCAACGCTGCCGTCCAGATCCCCCGGCTCAAAGCGCTCATCGCCCGCTCGAAGTTCACCGGCTTCGATCTCGAAACCGAAGACAGCCGTCGTCACGACGGTCTCAACCGTTTCTGCAAGTACGACCCGGACGGCTACAAGTCCAAGGGCAGTAAGCTCGTCTTCGACTTCCGCCGCACCACGATCTGCGGGGCCTCGTTCTACTCTGAGGAGCAGCCTGACGAGGCCTACTACATCAACTTCGGCCATGCCGACGTCGAGAACCGGCTGCCGGTCTCGCTCCTGCTGGAGCTGATCGAGTGCCGGCAGCCCGGCGCCCACTTCGTCGCCCACAACTCGGCCTTCGAGCAGACCGTGATCAAGGCCTGCCTCGGCTACGACTTCCCGCCGGGCTCGATCATCTGCACCATGACCCAGGCCGTGTCGGCCTACGGTCCCGACACCTACGCCCACGCCTCGTGGATCGCCTGTGGTCAGGGCGCGATCGGCGACCTCGTCAAGGAACTTATCCGGCACTCCGAAGGTTTCGACCCGACCACGGGTGAGATGTCACCGCGTCTCAACGAGCTGGTCTTCAAGATTATCGGCAAGCAATCCAAAGCCGAGTTCTCGTGGAACGGTTTCGTCAAGGCGATTGCTTTCGGATACGGTCTGAAGCAAGCGGTCCTCTCACACTTCAACTACCGCATGACCTCCTTCGAGGAGACGCTGGATGGCGAGGCCCACATGGGTCTCGTGACCGGCGAGCAGGTCGCGGACTACGGCGCGGACGACGCCTTCTGGGCCCTGCGCCTGTTCCGTCACCTCCTCGTCTACATGCTCCAGAACGGCGGGCCCGCGCTCGTCACGACGTTCTTCGAGCAAGAGAACCCGATGCCGAAGGTGTTCTCCGAGATCGCTCTCGGCGGCATGCGGGTGAACCACGCCGCGATCTTGGAGCGCACCAAGCACGAGCGGGCCGAGGCCGCGCGGATCCTGCGCGAGCTGCGCACCGCGATGCGTCAGCTGTCGTGGGCCGAGGAGCCGAACGAGCGGCTGCTGAAGTACGACGCGAGCTACTACGGCCTGAAGAAGGATCTCAGCTGGGGCTGGCAGGCGCACCGCGCCAAGGTGCAGGACTGGATCGACCAGGAGAACGTCGAGCCCCGTGAGGACACCCCGGAGAGGGAAGGCCTGTCCCAAGAGGACGCCGACTTCGAGCAGATGATCCAGGCCCGCACCGCCGTCACGGTGGGCTGGGCCAGCGAGCGCGGCTGGTCGGACGCCGAGACCAAACGGCTGAAGGGCCTGAACCCGACCTACTACATGGCCACCCGGATGATCCTGTTCGACCTCGTCCAGGCACCAGTGGTGCTGTCGAAGGGCAAGGTCGCCTCGGACGGCGAGGGCCGGGGCCGCGTGGTCGACGGCCTGAAGGATGGCCGGAAGCTGCCGCCCGAGACGCTGGCCGAGGCCTTCGCCGGGGTCCTGCAGGGGCTCGACCAGCGCATCGCAGCCGGCGGCGACGACGCACTCGTGGCCCAGACCGTGCGAGAGGATCGGGTTGCCCAATTCACCCGGATCCACCAAGCCTTCGGTGCCGAGACCGAGCCGAGCCGCGAGGACTGCGAGCCCTTCGCCGTCTACCACCATCGCCACCGGCTCAAGGTCATCGACTGCCTGAACAAGCTGGCCGGTGTCGAGCAGCGGATCAAGCTCTACCTCACCCCCTACAACATGCTCGTCGACCCCGAGACGGGCTGCATGTACCCCTCGGTCACCTCGCTGCTGGCCACCCGCCGGATGGCGTGCTCGAACCCGAACGCGATGCAGCTCGGCAAGCGTGGTGAGAGCGCCTACATCCGTGGGTTCTTCATCGGCGACTTCGACGATCACATGATCATCTCGCTCGATTGGTCGGGCGTCGAGCTGGTCGAGATCGGCGAGTTCTCCGGCGACCCGGAGTTCTTCCGGGCCTTCGGTCAGGTGCCCCACCTCGACCTGCACGCCGGCACCGCGACCGCCCTGCTGGCGCTCGACTGCCCCGGCATGAACCTCGAACTATTCAAGTCCCTTAAGACGATGACCTCGTGGAACGAATGGTTGTCGGAGCATCACGGCGAAGCAGAACGCCTGCCTCGTCTCATGACCAACCTGAAGGGCGAGCTAATCGCCTCGAACAAGGCCTACGGATACTGGCGTACTGTGTTCGGCAAGGAGGCGAACTTCAACTACTTCTATTCCGGCTGGCTGGCCACGATCGGCGAGCGTGCCGGCTGGTCGCAGAAGAAGACCGCCGACGCCACGGACGCCTACCGCGCCCAGTTCCCGATCGCCGAGGAGTGGCGGGTCCGGACGATCCAGGAGACCGCGATGAACGGCTTCCTGCTCCTCCCGGACGGCCACCGCTACACCCGCTACGAGGCGACCGCGATGTGGTCGGCCGAGTGGTGCGACAAGTTCCTGATCAACGTCGTCGGCGCGGAGGGCTACAACCACGTCATCCGCTGGATCATGCGCAAGATCCAGAAGCGCGCCGGCAACCAGGCCGTGAACGCCTACATCCAGGGGACCTGCGCGACGCTCGCGAAGCGCTCGATCATCCGGACCATCCTGTACTTCCGGGGCCTGGGCTGGACCGATCGCGAGTTCCGCTTCCTCGTGCCGATCCACGACGAGCTGGTGTGGTCGGTCCATCAGGACTACGCGGTGGAGTTCATCCGGCACGCGCACCGGATCATGATCGACCACGGCGACATCTTCAAGCGATGCAAGCTCGACAGCTCGCCAGCAATCGGTTGTACTTTCGAACCGTGGGCAGCTGACAAGCCGAAGACCCATGGGGGTCAGGTAGAATTGTTCGAGCCGCCAGAACTAGTCGTTGGTAAAGAACGCGCTGGTAAACGGCTCGACGATCAGGGTATTCTCGACGTCGTCGAGTACCTGAAGGACCAACGGATACAGATGCAGAGGGCAGCGTAATGTCAGCACACGACACCCAGAACTATCTCGGCGACGAGCCGGGCACCAATCTACACCGAGCCTTGAAGGAAGCCTGCATCGCGTGGACGAAGCAGTTCGGTGAAACCACGGGGCTCATGCCCGACCCGCGCACGATGGGCCTGATCGTGGGCTGCTTCTCGCGCGAGCTGGAGCTGGTCCTGATGGAGTGCTTCGCGGAGCAGTCCGAGGTCGCCTCGATCAACTACCGGGTTGGCTACGAGGAGGGCTATCAGAGCTGCGTCGACCCGGACTTCTCGGCTGGCCTGAAGGCCGCCGCCGACAAGCTGGTCCGGTGACGACGACCCCGCCGGTCGACGACCGGACCCGCGATCTCTGGAACCAAGCCGGGCTCATGGTCCAGATCAGCGCCCAGCCCATCCTCCCCAAGTACGTCCTGGCCAGCGACCAAGTCGCGTGGGCCGGGCAGTTCGTCCAGGCCCAGGCCACCACCTTCGCCGCGCTGGTCCAGATGGACCTCGCCAACCAGATCCGCGACGCACGCAAGGAACTTCAACCGTGACCCACTTCACCCCGACCATCTTCAAGCGCGACACCTCGGGCAAGATCCGCTTCTGGCGGGCCGAGGTCGACCCGGCCGCCGGCCAGTGGCGGTCGCAGAGCGGCATCGAGGGCGGCACCACCGTCGAGAGCGGCTGGTCCCGCTGCGAGCCGAAGTCCCGGCCGACCGCCGGGGAGCAGGCGATCTTCGAGGCCGAGGCCGAGCTGGGCAAGAAGCTGGAGAAGGACTACTCGCCCACCCAGGACGGGGTGGACGACGTCCGTGATGCCGGCCCCGCGCCCATGCTCGCCCACAAATTCGAGGGCTGGGACGCCCTGAGGGGCGCGGCCCGGGTCTTCACCCAGCCCAAGCTCGACGGCATCCGCTGCAAGGTGAACCGGCACGGCATGTGGACCCGTACCGGGAAGCCGATCCTCGGTGCCCCGCACGTCTTCGGCCTGCTGACCCCGGTGTTCGCCCAGCAGCCCGACTTCTCGTTCGACGGAGAACTCTACAACCACGACCTAAAGGACGACTTCAACAAGATCGTCTCCATCGTCCGCAAGTCGAAGCCCACGGACGCAGATATTGCGCTTGCGTCGAAGGTCATTCAGTATCATATCTACGACCTCGCTCTACCGGGGCAGGTGTTCTCGGATCGTAATCGGGTCCTTGACGTTTTCTTCGGTACGAACTCACACCCGGAGCTTGTTGCCGTTGACACGGCAGAAGTGACGTCATCTGACCAGCTCGACCGCGCCTACCAGAACTACCTGCAGGACGGATACGAAGGACAGATGGTTCGCCTCGAAGGAGACTACGAGCATAAGCGCTCGAAGCTCCTGCTGAAGCGGAAGGAGTTCGAGACCGAGGAGTTCGAGCTGGTCTCGATCGAGGAGGGCAACGGGAACTGGGCCGGGCTGGCCAAGCGGGTGGTGTTCAAGCTGAAGGATGGTCGGACCTGCGGGGGCGGCATCCGAGGCTCGGCCGCCGAGATGAAGGCGCTCTTGGAGCGCGCCGACACGCTCGTTGGGACGCCCGTCACCATCCGGTTCTTCACCCCGACACCGGACGGCATGCCGCGCTTCCCCGTGGCGATCGATTTCAACCGGCCCGACTAGGGCCACAAAGCGCAGGACAGGACCATGACCACCGAGACCAACGAAGTGACCGCCGAGCAGCTCGACGGCGACCGGACGATCCCCGGCAGCATCATCGCCGGGCTGCTGCCGGTTCAGGATGACGGCCCGTCCTACGCCGAGCTGACGACGGAGATCGTGGCCGCCTACGTCAGCCACAACTCGGTCCCGGTGTCCGAACTCGGCAACCTGATCTCGACCGTATCCGATGGCCTCCGGGCGATCGACGCGGACGAGGCGCCCGAGGCCGACGAGGTCCCGTCCGCCGAGATCAAGACCAAGGCCGAGATCAAGAAGTCGATCACCCACGACGCCCTGATCTCCTTCATCGACGGGAAGCCCTACAAGATGCTGCGCCGGCACCTGTCGCAGCATGAGCTGACCCCCGAGACCTACCGGGCGAAGTACGGTCTGCCGCTCGACTACCCCATGACCTCGCCGTCCTACTCCGAGCAGCGCTCGCAGCTCGCAACGGCCATGGGCCTCGGTCAGCAGCGTCGCAAGAGCGCCTGATTTTCTCCCCTCGAAGGCCGGCTGGTGGTACACCAGCCGGCCTTTTTTCGTCTCTCCAACAGGACTGATCATGCAGCCTCAAGCTTCCGTGCGCGCGAAGTTCACGCACCGTCGTACCTACCTGCGTCCTCTCGATGAGGACGGCCTGCAGTTCGAGACCGTCAACCAGGCCATGGACCGTGTGGTCGGCCATCAGGTCTGGCTCTGGGAGCGGCAGCTAGGCCGCCCGCTGCGCGGCCCCGAGTGGGACGAGATCCAGGAGCTGGCCGGGCTGATGGAGCAGCAGCGGGTCTCGATGTCGGGCCGGGTGAAGTGGATGGGCGGCACCGCCCTCGTCCGCGAGCGCGCTGCCGGCGCCTTCAACTGCTCGTTCTCCGTGGCCTACACCCCGGCCGATCTGGTCGACATCTTCTGGCTCCTCCTCAACGGCTGCGGCGTCGGCTTTAAGCCGGTCACCGGCCTCCTCTCCGGCTTCCCCTCGTCCATCAAGGACATTCTCGTCATCAAGAGCACGCGCACCGAGCGCGGCGGTGCCGAGGACACGCGCGAGGACATCGACATCGAGAACGGCGTGTGGCGGATCACCTTCGGCGACAGCGCCAAGGGCTGGGCCAAGGCCATCGGCATGTTGTTCGGCGAGAAGCCGCGCGTCCACACCCTGGTCCTCGACTTCTCCGAGCTGCGCCCGGGCGGCAAGCGCCTGCGCGGCTACGGCTGGATCTCGTCGGGCTGGGTGCCGCTGGCGAAGGCCATGGCCGCCATCGCCCTGATCATGCAGGCAGCGGCCCACCGCAACCTGACCAAGGGCGAGATCATCGACGTGGTGAACCACCTCGGCACGGTGCTCTCCTCGCGCCGGTCGGCTCAGATCTGCGTCATCGACACCGAGGCCACCTCACTCGAACAGCTCATGCGCGAGCTGCAGTGGTACATCGACTTCAAGACCGACCGGTGGGAGCGGGGTGAGGGACAGCGGGAGCAGTCTAACAACTCGATCGGCTTCCTGAACAAGCCCGAGCCGGCCGTGATCGAGGAGCTGCTGAAGCGGATCCTGCCGACCGGCGAGCCCGGCTTCATCAACGTCGAGCACGCCCGCCGTCGCGCGCCCGAGATGGAGGGGGTCAATCCCTGCGCCGAGATCCTGCTGCCGAACAAGGGCTTCTGCAACCTCGTGCAGGTTGTGTGGCACCGCTTCAACGGCGACCTGCCGGGCCTGCTCCGGGCCCAGTGGATCGCCGGCCGCGCGAACTACCGCCAGACCTGCGTGAGCATGCGTGACGGCGTGCTCCAGCTGCCGTGGTCCGATGCGCAGAAGCTACTGCGCCTCTGCGGTGTCTCGCCCACGGGCGCGGTGGCCTGGGAGGGCATCCGGTCGCCGGAGAAGCTGGAGGCGGTGCGCGACGCGGCCATCGCCGGCTGTGACAGCATGGCCGACGAGTTCGGCACACCGCGCGCCCGGCGGGTCACTCAGGTCCAGCCGGCCGGCACGTCCTCGAAGGCTCTCGGGCTGGAGGGGGACGAGGTCCACGAGGGCGCTCACCTCGCCCAGTCGCGGTGGATCTTCAACTGGATGAACTTCCCCGAGAACGACCCCATCCTCGCGGACTTCGTCGCCGCCGGCTACGACACCAAGCCCAATCCGAACGATCCGACCGGCACCCTGGTGTGCTGGCCGGTGGAGTACCCGGCCTCGCCGTTCTTCACGGCCGAGCGGGGTGCGTTGAAGCCCGGCTATCGGGTGGAGCCCGCCTGCGACGAGGACGGCAAGCCTTGGGGTGACATCTACTTCAGCCCTGATGATGTGGAGGTCCGTGGTAGCGAAGCCCACGAGCACCTGGAGATTAACACCGAGAGCGCGATCGACCAGCTGGAGCGCTACCGGCTGCTGATGAACCACTACGTCCAGCACAACTGCTCGATCACGGTCTCGTTCTCGGACGACGAGATCCCGGCCATGGTGCAGTGGTTCATGGACCACTGGGACGAATACGTCGGTGTTTCGTTCCTGAAACGTAATCACCCCCTTGCCACGGCGGAAGAACTCGGGTTCAAGTACCTTCCGCAACAGGCCGTGTCCCGTGAGACCTACGCCGAGTACGTCGCCCGTCTTCGTCCCATCGAGACGGCCAACGACAAGTCGCAGGAACTACTGGACCAGGGCGAGTGCGCAACGGGAGGGTGCCCGATCCGATGACAGCTAAGATGATCACACACTCGGTGGGGGCGGATGCGCCCCCACTCGCCACGATGGAGCTGCGCTACTGGCGCGGTATCCACTCCGAGTTCATGACGCACCGCGTCTTCTCCCGGAACGCCCGGTCCTCGCGGGCCGTGCCGGTGCCCCGCCTGATCGAGGAGGTGGCCACCAACCCGTTCGTGCCGAAGCACTGGGGCGCGAACCAGAAGGGCATGCAGGCCGGGGCCGAGTGCAACGAGCTGGTGCCTTTCGAGATCGGCTACAGCCATCTGGACAGCTCGATCTGCTATGATCGATTTCCCCGTGAAAAGGCTTGGCTCAAGGCCCGTGACGAGGCTGTAAAGCACGCGCAGGCCTTCCACGACGCCGGCTACCACAAGCAGATCGTCAATCGGATCTTGGAGCCATTCATGTTCATCGACGTGCTCGTCACGTCGACCGAGTGGAGCAACTTCTTCGCGCTCCGCGACGACCCCATGGCCGAGCCCCACATCCGCGACCTCGCGGTCGAGATGAAGGAGGTCATGGCCGCCTCGACGCCTCAGTTCCTACATCCGGGGCAGTGGCATCTACCCTATGTCGGCTCGATGCTCGACGCCCCCACGGCCGATCACGCCGCCATGGGCGAGTGGGGGGCCGTCAACGGGCGGACGTGGACCGAAACCGCTCGGGCTGTGTCCGTCACCCGATGCGCCCGCATCTCCTACACCCCCTTCCACGGCGAGAGCGGTGACATCGCCGCCGAGGTCGCCCGGCATGACCAGCTCGTGTCGGCCCGGCCGATGCACGCCTCGCCGTGCGAACATCAGGCCACCCCGGACATCCGTCGTGGCGTCGCGGGGGTGGACGGATGGGATCACCCCAACCTCCACGGAAACCTCCGTGGCTGGCAGCAGTATCGGAAGATGATCTCCGGTGAAAACGTCACCCGTTAAATTAGAGAACATGAGGAGAGAACCAGTGAGCAAGCGTCCCACCAAGACCGCCGCCCCGCACCCCGTCCAGGGTGATGCCCCGACCATCGACCGGGAGAACGCCGAGACCCTCGACCCGGTGGTGGCCGAAGGTGCGCTGCCGGAGAGCAGCGACGGCCTCATGCCGACCGAGGAGAACGAAGCACTCCAGAAGCGCTACGTCTTCGACCAGAAGCCCGGCATCTCGTCGCTCGATGTCATGGAGATCGCCATGATGCGGATGATCAACGTCTTCCAGATCGTCGGCCTGATCCCCGCCAACCTCCCGGTCGAGCCGGGCGCCCTGCGCACCGTGGTGCTCGGCGAGGCCCACTTTGCTGCCCTGTCGCCCCAGGCGCAGAAGCAGATGAAGGAGGCACCGCCCCAGCCCGCGCCCGCGCCCGCTCCGGCCGTCGAGGCCGTAGCCGACGAGACCGTCAAGCACTAAGGTGCGTCCCGCAACCCGAACCTGAAAGTCTCCACTATGGCCTCCAAATCCACCACCCCCACCCTCAAGGTCCCCGGCTACACCGGCACCGTGCCCTCGGGCGCCAACGTCGTGATCTTCGAGAAGGGTGTCGACGCCTACGAGCGCCTGCGCCTGAACGGCGATGTCGATCTCGGCCTCGACGACGGCCAGACCGTGCGCGCGACGGTCACCGACACCCGCTCCGGCGCGCTGATCGACCTGATCGGCCAGTCCGGGGCCCAGGTGATCTACGGCTACGGCCGGCCCTACTCCGCGCGCGGCCTCGTGCAGGCCCTGGCCGACGCCACGGGCGAGAACCCGCTCGACGTGACCAAGCTCTACACGGCGGTCACGGTCACGGTGTCCTACCAGCCGAGCACGGGGCCCGTTCCCGCCGCCTGATCGCAGTCGCCGTCAGGTAATTCAGCCGCCAGCACTTGTTGCTGGCGGCTTTTCTATGTAGGAAGATGGAATGAAGAACACCGGCAAGCCTACCGAGAAGCTATTCGAGGACAGCATCACGGCCTTGGGTAAGGACGGGTACTTCTATCGTATCAAGGACGCCGCAGCTATTAAAGCGATCGGCGGGTCAGTAGGAAAAGGTGTAGACGCCACCCCCGGTGACTACATCGTCTGCATGTTGAGTGAGACCTTCTTCTGCGAAGTAAAGTCCACCCAGCACCCGACGCTGTTCGAGTTCAACCTGCTCAAGAAGGGTCAGAACGCACACGGCAAGCGGATCGTTACTGCGCGCGGTAACTACCGCGTGGTCGTCCACCGGCTTTCGACAGATCAGTGGTACATCATCCCGATGTCCGTGATCCTCCACCACACCGTAATCACCCAGCGGAAATCGTTCACCTGGGAAGAACTGGAGAGCTACCGATGGCATTCACTGGTCGCAACCCCGAAAGGGAGCCGCCCCAAGTGGTCTCCGAACGTACCGTAGAGATGGGCGCTGCTGAAGTGACCATCGACCACGTCGATCGTGAGCCCCTGATCTATAAGGGTGCGCCCTGCTTCGACTACATGGTCGACATCGAGACCACGGGCACGAGCCCCGAGCACGCTGCCATCCTGCAGATCGCCGGGGTGCGCTTCAACCGGCACACCAAGGAGATCGACACCGCGTCGTTCTTCGACCGCTGCCTGACCATCCCGCCAAACCGGTTCTGGTCCGAGAGCACCCGCGAGTGGTGGATGGGCAAGCCCGACGTCATCCGGCCGATCCTGGCCCGGGCCGAGCCGGCCAAGATGGTGCTCCAGGCCTTTCAGGACTGGGTGCTCGACGGGCCAAGCATCGAGCCGAAGGCATTCTGGGGCAAGCCCATCACCTTCGACTATATGTTCTTGTCCTCCTACTTCCGGCAGTTCGAGATCGAGAACCCGTTCCACTACCGCGAGTGTATGGACCTGAACTCCTACATCGCGGGCCGTGGCCACAACGATCGTCGCAAGTTCTGGAAGGGTATCGAGCCGGTTGGCTCGGCGCACAACGCCCTCCATGACTGCCTCTACCAGATCCGGGCGGTGTTCAATGCTTAGGCGTCGCGCATTCCTCACCGGGGCCCTCGCGGGCCTCACCACGCCGGCCTGGGCGCCACCGCTCGGGGATACGATCCGCTCCCCCGCGATCGACCCGAACAAGCTTCACGCCGAGTTCATTGGCGCAGGCGAGATACCGTCGATCACGGCCGACCAGATCCCCTCCGGCAGCACCCTGATGGTCGAGCTGCCCGAGCAGAGCGTCGGCAACCGCCTCTGGTTCCTGCAGGTCAACTGCCAGCAGGGGCTGCCGGCGCCCGCCATCGGCTACGAGTTCGGCCGCTGCGAGGTCACGGTGAAGGGCGAGTTCGCCGGCTGCTTCCTCGCGGCGACCTACAAGCAGGGCATCGACGACATGCTCGCTCCGATGTCGGTGGGCTTCGCCATCTGGACGGAGCGCTCCGAGGACATCGAGGTCAAGCTCTACGGCGCGCTCGCGCTCGCCTGCAAGCCCGACATCAAGATCACGGAGATGAAGCGGTGAAGCCTCGATATCTCGGTGATCCTCACCTCGGCCGCCAGTTCAAGAAGGGCGTGCCCCTGGCCCGGCGCGGCGAGCGCGAGCACCTGATGCGACGGGACTTCGAGCGCCAGCTCGTGGTCTCGCGCGACACCACCACCCACATCTGCATGGGCGACCTGTTCGACAAGCCGCAGGTCTCCTACGCGGATCTCCAGCACGCCTACACCGCGTACCGGGCGGCGGCCCGGCGGGCGTGGTGGTGTACCTTCTACATCCTGCAGGGCAACCACGACGACAGCCGCGATCTCGACGAGGTCACGGCTTGGGACATCTTCTGCGACAACGTCGAGAGCGTCGAGAACATCATCACCGTGACCGACCCGCTGGTCGTGCCGGGCATGGTGTTCCTGCCCTGGCACCCCGTGAAGACCGCCGTCGAGCAGCTGCACTCGGTCCTGCCGGAGCTGGAGCGGACCACGGTCACGCGGGCCTACGGCCACTGGGACGTCGACCCCCGGTCCCAGCCCCACAACCTGATCCCGACCGCCGAGCTGGCCGCGCTCGGCATCCTGGAGGCCTACACCGGGCACATCCACAAGCCCGACGCCTTCATGCGGGACCGGGTCGCGGTGTTCGTGATCGGGTCCATGCAGCCCTACGCGCAGGGCGAGGACGGCGGCCAGTGCGACGACGTCCGCTACGTCACCCTGTCCCTCGAAGACGCCCTGGTCAGCCGGGACATCCTCACGGGCGCGTGCGTGCGCCTCCAGCTCCGGCCGGGTGAGGCGTGGGAGGGCGAGATCCCGGACTGCCGGAGCTGGGACGTCCAGCGACTGCAGCCGGATCAGATCGCCGCGATGGAGGATGACGACGCACCGGCTCCAACCATGGAGGGCTTCAACACCCACTCGGTCTACAACAAAGTCATGGACGACTATAACATTGTTTCTGAAGTCCGTGCCGAGATCGACGATAGGTGGAAAGAAACGTTCACGGCATGAAGAAGGACTTCTACTTCGTAGGTCTTGGACTGCTCTCAGCAGGTTCGCGTTTCACACCTAGTGAAATGCGGACGCTGCAGTGGCTTGCGGGCGAAGCCCAGAAAAGCAACGCCTGTTTCTGGGACGCCTGCAGTAAGGCGGTGGAGGGAACACCCGAGCGCTTCGATATCGAGAAGTTAAAAGAGACTTTGAGGGCACTGGACAAAGGTCCACTACTAGAGGCGTATTATGATCGAGCAGATAAAGTATAGCGTTCGCTTCCCGCCGAACGATCGGTTTCCTGCCGGGCAGGCGTTCGAGCGGGAGCTAAACTTCAGCAAGGGTGCCACGAACATCGTCGGCCCGAACGAGGTCGGCAAGAGCTTGAACTACGAGATGATCGAGTTCCTGCTGTTCGGCTCGAAGGCCCTGCGCGGCATCGCGGACGACTACGGCAACTTCCGAGCCGAGGGGGTCTTCCAGATCCGGGGCCAGCGCTGCGCGATCACGCGCTCGCTGCGCAACGCGGCCCTGACCCTCGACGGTGCGGCCAGCCCGAGCGTGGTCGGCACCAAGCCGGTGAACGCCCGGATCATCGCGCTCCTCGGCTACGGCCTCGACGTCTTCCGGGTCGCCAACGCGGCCAACCAGGGCGACAGCGAGCGGCTGTCCCAGATGCTGCCGTCCGAGCGGAAGGCGATGGTCGACAAGCTCATCGGCACCCAGCAGGTCGAGGCCCTGGCCCGGTGGTGCGGCGAGGAAGCCTTGGGCGTCTCGCGCGAGATCTCCGGCCTAGAGCGCGGGCTTGGCGAGGAGCCGGTGAAGCCCAGCAAGCCGGCCGGCTATCGCCCGGTGGAGGACGCGCGCAAGCGGGTCGACGAGCTGCGGGAAAAGAGCGACCGGGCGATCGAGCTGCGGGCCTTCCTCGCGAACCCGCCGGCCGTGCCGGAGCTGCCCGAGATCCCCACCACGATCCCGCTGGCGACCCTCGACAAGGCCATCCAGATCCTTGGGCTGCGGACCTACGACTTCGATCTGGCCGAGCTGGAGGCCCACCACGCCGGCTACGAGGCCTGGCAGGGCCGGCAGCGGTTCGAGCAGCGCTACATGCCCCAGCCCAAGATCCCGCTCGACCTCGTCCAGACCCTGGAGCGCGGCGAGCGGCTGGAGCGCGAGCTGGCTGGGCTGAAGCGGACCCCGACGATCCTCTGTCCCTGCGGCAAGCCCTTCACCACGGCGGATGCCGAGATCGCGCGCGTGCAGGAGGCCTTGGGCCACGTCCCGGTCAAGCCCCCGGGCATCGACCTCGACGTCGAGCGGCGGGCCAACGCGCGGTGGACGCCAGAGGTGTCGCTGGAATGGCTCGCGATCCAGGGCGTCCCCGAGCACGAGCGGCCGGTGCGCTCGCTCTCGGAGGCCAAGGGCGCGGTCCATGTCGATGATCAGCGGGCGGCGATCCGGGAGCTGGGCATCGACCCGGAGACCGGCATCGAGGAGCTACGCGCCCTCGCCGCCCAGGTCCGGGCCTACGAGGCCACGGTGACCGCCCGGGACCGCCTTGTTGCCGTCCGCGAGCGCTGGGACGCGCAGGCGGCCGAGGCCACGGTGGAGCTGGCCGGCATCAACGTGGTCGGGCTGGCCGATGCCGAGCAGACGCTGCGCGAGGCCGAGGCCTACGAGACCCGGCTCCAGACCTACACCGAGAGCTTCGCGCGGTGGGCGGAAGGACGCGATCGGCTCACCGATCTTCGGCGCGAGGAGACGAGCTGGCGCAACGGCCGGCTCGCGCTCAACCAGATCCGCGAGGAGGCGAAGACCTTCATCGTCCCGGCCCTGTCCCGTGTTGCCTCCGTAATTCTGGCCGAAATGACCGGAGGTCAACGTAGCCGCGTCGTAATCGACGAAGATTTTGAGATCGAAGTTGACGGACAGCGATTGAATACCTTGTCGGGATCTGGCAAGGTCTGCGCCAACCTCGCCATCCGGTTCGGGTTGGGTCGCGTTCTGACCAATGACGTGTTCTCGGTCTTCTTGGGCGACGAGGTGGACAGCAGCATGGATGGAGACCGTGCCGAGAGCTTGCACGAGGCCTTGTTCAACCTGCGTCACCGCATCAACCAGATCATCGTGATCACCCACAAGGCGCCGACCTTCGATCAGGTCTTGCGATTGGAGAGCTGACGTGAACCAGATGCTGCAGTCCCTCGGCCTGCGTGGCCTTGGCACCTCGGAGGCCGAGCAGGTCCGGGTGCCCGCCGGCAACCCCCCGCCAGCCCGTCCGGGCTGGGAGAACTACGTGGTCTCGGTGAAGCGGGTCGGGGACGGCTGGCCAGTATCTGACCACCACCGCATTCAGGTCGCACGCGGCCTGAGAGAAGCTGGCACGCATACGACGTGTCAGCAAACAACTCGGGAGGGGTGGAACTTCCTCTACTGCGTCCCGATACTGAAGGAGCAAGCTGCGTGACACAAGAACGAGATCGAGGGCCGTCATTCTTCTTTGGTTCTGGCCAGAAGTTCTACGGGTACGAGATGACCCGGGAGCAGATCGCCATACCGGATATGGCGCGGACGCTGAGCCGGATCGCGCGCTACTCGGGCAACGGGGACCGGTCGGTCTCCGTGGCCCAGCACTCGGTGGTGCTCAGCGGCCTGCCGAACCTGACCCTGGACCAGCGCCGGGCCGCGCTGACCCACGACTGCCCGGAGGCCCTGACCGGCGACTGCACGAGCCCGGTCAAGAACCGCTGCCCGACCTTTCAGGAGATCGACGAGCGGCTGATGCGCCGGTTCGCCGAGATCTGGGGCGTGCCGTGGCAGGCCTACCTCGACATCCTTCCCCTCGACCGGCAGATCGCCAAGGACGAGGCGATCTTCATGTTCCAGAAGCCCACCCCGGAGATGGACGCGTACATCAATCGGGCTCCGGGACCGCTCGGCATTCCTTATGTCGAGCTGAATGCCCTCCAGGCCGGGTACTGGTGGGAGAAGCGTTTCCACGAGCTGTTCAAGGATGAACCATGGCTGACGACCTGAACCTGAAGATCCCCGGACGCCCCGAGACCCTGCAGGAACAGGGCTTGGTGCGAGGCACCCTGTCTCCCGAGGAGAGGGCCGAGGGTGCCATTCGGGCGGACAAGATCCCGATCCCGGAGTTCACCTCGGGGGCGGGGTCTCTGTCGGAGGTGATCAGGGGTGGCACCACCGTCACCATCGACGGCACCCGGATCCCGGCATCGCCGCCGACCGAGATGTTCCGGTTCAACAGCGGCAAGATGCCGGTGTCCCTGGTGCCGGCCTCCTACACCGCGTACTGCACCGCAGGGCTCGCCTACGGCGCGCTCAAGTATGCAGAGCACAACTGGCGTCGCGGCGATAAGTGGACGAAGGTCTACGAGAGCATGCAACGCCATCTCGACGCCTTCCGCGAGGGTGAAGACATCGACGCGGAAAGTGGACTGCCCCACCTCGCCCTGGCCGGATGCAATCTGGCCTTCCTCACCGAGTTCTACGACAAGGGATTAGGCACCGATGACCGCTTCCGCTACCCGAACCAGCCTGCCGACCAGCGACTGCCTGGACGGGTACTCGAATTTCGTGAACCGCCTCGCCGCCAACAAGCCGCACACGGATCTGGTGCCGGCACAGGTGATGATCGACCTGATCCGGCAAGTGCAGGATGACAGTGAGCTGGTGGATCAGGCCAAGAAGGCTCTGTTCTACGGCAAGGACAAGCCCGAGATTGCCGGCTTTCGCGACGGGTACTCGGAGCGGGCCCTAGCCCGCGCCTATCCCGAGGACCAGCTCGCGGAGGGTCTAAAGCGGCTCCACACCGCGCTCGGCATCCGGTCGGAGGCCGACGAGATCCTGAAGCAGGAGCTGAACCGCCTGTCCGGGGTCGAGGTCACGGTGGCCGAGGAGACCGACGAGCTGGGCGACCTGCTCTGGTACGCTCAACTGCGCGCTCGGCTGCTCGGCAAGTCCCTGATCGACGTGATCCGGGACAACGTCGCGAAGCTGGAGAAGCGCTTCCCCGAGGGCGCCTTCTCCGAGGAGCGGGCCCGCAACCCGGACAAGGCCGCCGAGGCGGCCGAGCAGGCGAAGGTGGTGTGATGAGGGAGTACTTCATGTGTCCTGACGTAGGGGCGCTCGACGCCAACACGGCGAACGTCCTGATCACCGGGATCATCTGCGTCTCGACCCTCCTCGCCCCGTTCGCCTGGGGCTGGTTCTTCGGGCGGACCTAAGACCAGAGCCTCGCCGGCCTACCGGCGGGGCTCTTTCACGCCGATTTGGTCGAAGCCCAGCGGCGGGGGCGCGTGCGTGGTGGCCTCGGCGAAGTAGAACTTCTCGGTCCAGGGCTCGGCCTCGCTCGGCTTGATGTGGTCGAGCCAGTTGCAGTGCGAATAGGACTTCGAATACATCTCAGCCGGGCCGTAGGCAGCGTTCTGCGGCATCTGGATGGGCAGGATATACCGGTCGCCACCGAGCGGGCCGAAGCCCTCGTCAAACTCCTGCTTGATGAAGAACCGTTGACCGGTCGAGGTCTTAACCGTGCGCTTGATCGTGACGTCGCACTGGTCGATGCGGTTGACGTGCTGGGCCAGCAGCATGGTCTCGCCGGGCTGGACGCTGGGGGTCAGGTTGGCCCGCTCCAGCACCTGGATCGGGTAGCGCTTGTTCACGATCAAGGACCCGACCGAGCCGCCCAGCGCGGTGACGCCGGCCAGCCCGATCACGGCCAGCACCTTCATGTAGAAGGACGTCACGGCCGGAGCACCTTCAAGGCGGTCATACACCAGCCCCAGATCTTTTGGATCTGTTCCCCGGCTAAGACCACCCCCGCCAGACCCGCGAAGAATGCTGCTACCGACCATTTGATAATCCTCCAAAGCGCATAAGCAAAGTTGATGATTTTCAACACGCCTCGAAGACGAGCAAAGTCTGCGGGCTCCAGTTTTACGAGGATATTCAAACCCTGCTTAAGGTTCTTTGCCTCATCATCATCCATCCGGACCAGAATTTCTTGCAGGTCCGGGTGGATATCCTCAAACCCATGCACGCGAGGACCGCGTGCGCCACGGGGGTAAGGCCCGAAGCGCCCCACCCCCGCAATGTCACGATCGTGCTCCCGCTCCTCGGCGGGGACGTCGGGCATGTGACCACGCTCGTACCTTGCCATCAAGCACCTTTAGCGCTTGATCTTGCCGGGCACCGTCGCGGCCGGCGGCGGGCGCTGCACAACGCCTGCCAGCTTCTCCTGGGACTGCTGCCACGCGGTCACACCGGCCACGGCACCAGACGGGATGAGCACCGTGGTGAGCGAGGCCCCGAGGCTGACGAGGTGGGTCAGGGCGGTCGGGTCGCGGGTCGCGATGGTGTTGATCGCGGCGGCCACGCAGCACAAGCCGTAGGACAGCGTGACCGCGCCCAGGCAGTACATATTGAAGGGCCGCGCCCAGCGCTGGAAGCGGTCGCCGGAGGTGATCTCGGCGCGCAGCGAGAGGTTCGACTGCTCGATCTGGACCTGCCGGGTCTTCTCGACCAGCTCGGCGAGGGTCGTCTTATTGGTCTCCTCGAAGCTCTGGACCTTCGCCTGGGCGGCGGGCTCCTCCAGCTTCGCGGACACGGCCTCGGGGGTCGGGTCCACCTCCAGCATGCTCGCGAGCGAGCCGATGACCTGGCCGGCGATGGCCCCGGCTGGGCCGCCGACGATCTGGCCAACCATCGGTGCGCCGATCTTCATCAGCTGGCCCGCGACCGGGCCCCATTCGACGTTCGAGAAGTTCAGGTTCACAGCGACAGCGCCTCCGCGCGCATGGCTTCGGCCCGCTCGTGTTGGGCACGGATGAAGTGGATCGCGATCACGAGGGCGATGCTGCACACCACGACCGCGATGCCGATCGCGGTCCAGTCGAGGGGCGCGGCGGCGGGCGCAGCCGCCCCGGCCGTTGCCGTGGTGATGGCCACGCCGTTGCCGGTCTGCACCTTCTTCTTGGACAGGTCGGCCTCGGCCAGCAGGGTCTTCTGGACGAGGACCGGCGAGGTGCCCATGTCCTTCAGGGCCATCTTGATCGCGCCGGCCTCGATGGTCGCGACCCGGCTGAGCCAGCCCTTGCCGTAGGTCTTGAAGGTCGAGAGCCCCTGGTAGAAGGCGCGGCGGATGGCCGAGATCTTCTTGATCCGGGCGACCCGGTCGACGATGCCGGCCGACTGCGCGGCAAACTTCTTGGCCCGACCCGGGCCCGAGTTCACCGAGACGTCGAAGATGGGCAGGTCGACGCCGGCCGGCAAGACATCGCACCCGGCCGTGGTCCAGTACTTCGCCCGGTAGATGTCGGCGGCCTGGGCCTTGGTCAGGTTCACGATATCGAGAGTGGGGAAGGACGAGGCCGCGATCCCGTACTTCGTGCCCTTCAGCACACCCTTCCCGACCGCGCCACCGGTCCAGTTGCCCTTGTCACGTCGGTCGCTGGTGTAGCCACCCTCACCATGGAAGATGTAGGGAAGGCACAGCTCAAGTCTTTGAGCGCTGCTGCTGGGCATCGACGGTCTCCGGATCGGCATCGCCGTACACGGCGGCGTAGTCGTCGCGGATCACCTTCATCAGGTACTCGCTGACGGACAGGCCCCGGAGCCTCGCAATCACCGCGACACGGTGACGATCAGCCTGCGTGCCGTAGGTCAGAATGGCCTTGAGGGGATTACGACGGGACATGCTCCCGTATAGCCAGATCTGATAGCACAGCCAATCGAAGGTTCTTAGCAGCTCAGAACTATAAGCTGAGCCCCAGATCGTCGAGGATCTTCTTGATCGCACGCTCGTCCCGAGCATTCTCGATCTCGACGTTTACTGCCAAGCGACGATCTTCGAGGTCCAAGCTCTCGCTGGCCATGTAGAGGATGATGGTCGCCATCTGGAACGGGGTGTAGTTTCTCTGCTCCGCATCCTTCTCGATGCAGCGGTTCAGGCTCTGGTAGGGGCAAACCTCATCGGGCCCGGGCTTTGTCTCCAGCCATGCTTCGTAGGCAGCGAGGTAGGTCTGGGCCTGCGCGACCTTGATCGCGTACATGGCCCGGAGCGTGGGCGGCACACCGTCCTTCTCGCCCAGGCCGACGAAGTGCATCATCACCACGGCCTTGGCGCGCTCGCGCAGGTCGTTGATCTTGGGGCCGTGGATCGCCATCGTCAGGCCACCGTGAAGGAGAAGACCGCCGGCATGTGCGGCCAGCAGCGGATGGTCACGGTGTAGTCGCCCGGGACGGTCCAGCCAATCTCGAACAGGCCGCCCTCGTGCTCCACCTCGCCCGTCACCGGGCCGGTGAACGAGACCTGCCCGGCCGGCAGCTCGGCGATGCTGGCCTCCTCGTAGGGCGCCAGGGCGAGCCGGTCGAAGGCAGCGGCGAGGATCGGCCGGGGGCGAACGACGCCGTCGTCGTCGACCCAGCTCTCATGCTCGCCGGTCTCCTGGTTGAACCGCCCGTCCCCGACGCAGATGAAGGGGTTCTCCTCCATTTCGGCCCAGGTGTAGCCGACACCCTGCCGGCCGTCGTACCGGATGCTGCCGTCCGGGTTGAACCGGACGAACGGCCGGATATCGGTGCGGGCGTCGTAGGGCTCCGGCTCCAAAACCGGAGCCGGCGGGGGCACGAAGGGGACGGGAACCGGGGGTAGGCTCACTTCGAGATCTCCGAGACGTGGATGGCGACACCCGTGTTCGCCAAGCTACCGTTGTACTCTACCGTGAAGTAGTAGTTCTGGGAACCGTTACCAGCCCAAGTAAACGAGTAGCCGAACGGCGAGGTGTAGACGTGGTTGCCGCCGTCCTGCGCACGCCAGATCGTTGCGATCGGCATGTTGATCGCCTCGATCAGGGTCCGTCCGAAGTTATCGCCCTGCGCGTAAACGGACAAGGTGCCCGTCTGGGTGCCAGCCTGGAGCAGCGTAGTGGTCACACCGTTGCCACGCATGAACACGTAGACTTGGAACTTGCCGTCCCGCTTGTAGATGTTGACGCCGGCCGAGTTCGGGCTGTTGGCCGCGCTGTTGGCCGAGACCACGGTGGTGATCCCGCCGGAGGCCACCTTACCGTTGCCGATCGTCAGGTTCTCGATGTGGGCGCTCTTGACCGTGAGGGCACCGATCTGTGCCGAGCCGATCGAAGCCGCGTCGATGATCGCGCCATTGATGCGGGTGCCGTTGCTGCTGACGCGGAGGACTTCCGACCCGGAGCCGTTCCAGCACACCAAGCCGTAGTCCGTGGCGCCGTAGCCCCACGGGCCGAGGTTGCCGAACACCGCCCGCCACTGGTTGCTCTCGGCGTTCAGCATGGCGATACGACCGCCGTTGCTGTCCGTCCAGAGCCGCATGCAGTTGCCGCCGATGAGGATCGTCTCGGCCGTGATGTTGCCGGCCGAGATCTTGTCGGCCGAGACCGCGCCGGCTCCGATCTTATCGGCCGTGATCGCGCCGGCCGAGATGTGGCTCGCCTGGATCTGGTTCGCCCCGATCCGGTCGGCCTTGATCGAGCCCGTGACGATGCGGTCGCCGTCGATGATGGTCGAACCGAAGTTGACCGACAGGCCGGTGCCATTGTCATAGGTTGCAAGCGTGACCCAGTTCGGATCACCTGTGTTGATCGCGAAATTCACATCCGAGTTGTAGTCGAAGTAAGTACGACCCTGATACCACAGGATAGAATACCAGTCGTTGCCGCTGGGCTGGAATGAACCGCCTGTCGTGCTTACGCTCTGAAGATTTCCGTCATTGTTGACCCAGAAGATAGCTCCAGCGTCCCACTCGACACGGCGGGTAGCAACGACGTACCGCATGTTGACGCCGATGACGTTCAACCCGCGCATACCGATCTGGACTTGGCTGGCACGGATCGAGTTCGTCGAGATCGAAGCACCGTTGATCTTGGTCGAGTTCGAGCCCGAAATCAGCGAGGCCAGGTTGCCGTTGCCGACCGTAAGGGTATCGGCCGTGACCGCGCCGGCCGCGAGCACGCGCGCCTTCAGCGAGGTGATTTCCATCCGGTCGGCGTTGATCGAGCCCGCCAGGAGCTTGTCGGTCGTGATCGTGCCGGCGATGATCTTGTCGGCCGACAAGGTGTTGGTCGCGATCTGACCGCCCGAGATGACCGTGTAGGCGGCCGGGGACCAGTCCGAGAACTGCGTCTGCTTCGGGGAAGCCGCCGCGAAGAAGAACCCCGAGACGAAGGTATGGGGGCTGGCCTGTCCGTTGTAGTAGCTGCGGATGTAGGGGACCACATCCGTCACGGTCCCCGGCATGTCGAACATCATCGTGGCGCGAACCCAGTAGTTGAGCTGCCCGCCACTGGTCCCGTTGACCCGTCCAGAATGGAAGTCCGCAACGAGGTTACCGTTGCCGTCGTAGCAGGCCACGCCGATGTCGGCGCCAGCATGACGGAAGCAGCTCACGTAGCAGGAGATCTCGTAGCGCTTGCCAGCCTGGACCGGGGTGCGCTCGCGGATGAACCCGTCCGCCCGGTAGGAGCGGAAGGAGATGTCGCCGTAGGTGCCGTTGGGACTGCCTGAATGGTTGATATAGGCCGAGGCCATACCCCAGGGGGTGTTGGCCTCACCAATACCTGCCACACCGATGAACATATTAGGCTGGCTGGTGAAGCCGTAGGCGAGGCCGACGTTGCCGGCCATGAGGTCGGAGTTGAAGATCAGGTTGCCGGAGTTGAGGCCGACGCCGATCTTGTCGGCCGTGATCGCGCCGGCCGCGAGCTGGTCGACGCCAATGGCGCCGGCCTGGATCTCGCCGGCCGTGATCGAGTTCGCGATGATCTCGCGCGACCCGATGGTGTCGGCCTTGATGTGGTAGCCCTCGATCGCGTCCGCCTTGATGGTGCGGGCGTCGATAGCCTGGGAGGAGATCTCGTAGGCCGTGATGGTGTAGCCGACGAGCTTGGTGGCATCGATCTGGCGGACGCCGATCTTCACCGCCGTGACGCTGTTGACGCCCAGCTCGTCGGCCGAGATCGCGCCGACCTGGATGCGGTCGGCCGTGATGGTGCGGCCGGCAATCTCCGTCGCCGTGATCGAGTTCGCGACGATCTGGCGGGCACCGATGCTGTCGGTGAGGACCGCGTTGCCGTCGATGACCGTGGCGCCCGGCGAGACGTAGGGGCTGGGCTCAGCTTGGTTCGCCTTGCAGGTCGCCAGCATCACGCTGTTGATGAAGGCGTAGGGGTCGGTGGCCCGGCAGTAGACGCGGAAGCGCACGTCCACGAACCGGCAGTCGCTCGGGGTCTGGAAGACCTTCCAGGACCGGCAGTTGCTGTCCCAGAAGTCCTGCGTGCTTCCGCTGCTCGGCGCCTGCTGGTCGATGGTGTTGCCACCCACCTCACCCGCGTAGGTGCCGTCCTCACGCCAGAAGATGACCGCGATAACGCCCGTGCAGCGGTGCGCCGAGATATAGGACGACGCCTCATACCACGTGCTGGGGGAGACGCGGGTGCGCTGCCCAGTCCCGTTCACATCGGGAGCAAAGGCGTAAACCTCGTGAGCGCTCCCATCCGTCCACTGCGCCCAGTTCGCGGCGTAGGCGGGGTTGCCTCCCCGACCCCATTCAGGGGCGATGTAGGTACGGGCACTGTGGCTCGCACTCCACCCAGCCGAGCCCAGGAGGAGACCACCGTTGGACAGCAGGTTGTTCGAGGCCACCGCGATCTTGGAGGCCAGGATCGAGCCGGCCGCGATCTCGCGGGCCGAGATGGCCCCGGCTGAGATCTTCTCACCCGTGATGACTGCCGCGCCGATCTCGTAGGCACCAATGGTCCCGCCGACGATCTTGGTGGCGTCGATGGTGCGAACCGCGATCTCGCGCGCCGTGATGGCACCGGCAACGATCTTGTCGGCTAGGATCGAGTTCGTGACGATCCGAGCGCCATCAATGATGGTAGAACCATACCTGACGTCCAGACCATTACCGTTGTCGTAGGTCGCGATGGTCACGAACCCGGGGTTGTTCATCCCGTAGTTAATGTCGGTCTGCCAATCCAGGTAGGTACGACCCTGATACCAGAGGACCGAATACCAAGAATTACCATTGACGGTGAAGCCGCCTGGGGTAACCGTTGCTCCCTGTGCTGCGCCATTATCATCGATATAGTAGATGTTCGCACCGTCCCACTCGATGCGACGGGTCGCAACCACATACCGGATGTTGAGGCCGGTGATGTTCAGGTTACGGTTAGCGACTGTGAGCTTACCGGCGGTGATGGCGCCACCCGCGATTTCGCGAGCCGTCAGCGTCCCGGCCGAGATCTTCTCGCCTGTGATCTGACCTGCACCGATCTCGGTCGTAGAGATCGTGCCCGCCGCGATCTGAGCCGAGGTGATGGTGCGGGCCGCGAGGAGCCCGGCCGTGATCGAGCCGGCGCGGATCTGCACGGCCTCGATGGACCCGGTGCGGATCGTGGAGCCGTCGATCTGGGTGACGCCCGAGTTCGTCCAGGGGGAAAGCTCGTTGATGCCGGCGGGGGCGCCGGCCATGAGCGGAGCCGACACGAACAGGTGGCCGTTCGTGCCACCGTTCCAATAGGCGCCGACGCGCAGGACCACCGATACCGCGTTGGTGGGAGCCACCGCGAAGCCGCCGTAGCGCGTGACCGCTGCGCTACCGGCTCGCTGCTCCGTATATCCGCGCGTGGAGCTGCCGTCCGACGCGATAAAGTCCACGAACAGCACGGTCTGCTGCGCGTCGTAACCCGACACGTAAGCCGAGAACTCGTAGCGCTGCCCGCCCTGCACGGGGTGACGCTTGACGGGGTTGCCTGCCGCGTCGAGCATGTTGAACTCGACAAAGCTGAACGAGCCCGCAGCCGGAGTGCCGATGGGACGGATGCAGAACGGATAGGTGCCGTAGAAGGCGTTGTCGGTGCGAAGCGGTTGAAGGTTCGCGTTGCTGACGTTGGCTCCGAGCTGGAGCCCCGTCTGAGCGTTCACCTGGAAGCCGTTCGAGTTGATGCAGAAGTTGCCCGAGCCGATGGTCAGCTTCGACGCCGTGATCGCCCCGGCGGCGATTTCCGTCGCGGTCAGGGTGCCGGCCGAGATCAAGCCTGCCGTGATGGTGCGGGACGCGATCTCGTTGGCGGTGATGGTCCCCGAGACAAGGTTCGTCGCCGTGATCGTCCGCGCGGCAATCTCGTAGGCGGTGAGCGCACCGGCCACGATGTTACCGGCGACGATGGTGCGCGACGCGATCTCGTAGGCCGAGATGGTCCCGCCCGCGATCTTATCGGCGGTGATCACCCGCGTGATGATCTCGCGCGAGCCGATGGTCTCGGCCAGCAGGTTGGTGCCCGAGATCGTGTTGCCGGTGATCTTGTCACCCGTGATCGTACCACCAGCAATCTCGTAGGCCGTGATCGCGCCCGCCACGAGGTTTGCGGCTGTGATGGTGCGGACAGCGATCTGCCCGGCCGTGATCGAGTTGGCGGCGATCTCGTTGGCGGTGATCGAGTTGGCGACCAGCTTGTCGGCGGTCACGGTGCGGCCGGAGATCCGGTCACCCGTGATGGTGTTGGCGGCGATCTCAGCAGCCGTGATCGACTGGCCAACGATCTTGTCGGCCGTGATGGTGCGGCCGGCGATCTCGCTGGCCGTGATCGAGTTCGCGATGATCTGGCGAGCCCCGATGCTGTCGGTGAGGAGCTGGCCGCCGTCAATCGTGGTGAGGCCCGGACGCATCCACGGGCTCGCCTCGGTCTGGCCCGCCACCGCGTTCGCGAACTGGAGGGCCGACCAGAAGACGTAGCAGTCCGTGCCGCCCGTATAGAGCATGCGACCGCGCAGGACGACCTTGGTGCAGTTGGCCGGGGCTGTACCGAACAGGACACAACGCGGGAAGGTCTTCAGAGGTCCACCCACAGCCCCGTTGCTTGGGACATCGCCACCCGCCCCCGTGAAGCTGATCACCCCACCCGAGGCATTCTGCCATTCGAAGTAGACCTGTGCAGTACAGCGGTGAGCTGAAGCATACACAGAGAGTTCGTAGGTGTTCCCGGCCGTGACCAAGTACGGCAAGATCGAGCCGTTCGCATCGGCTTGGCCAAAGGTCACGTCTTCGTAAGAGCCAGCGGTGGGGGTGCCACCACGGAAGGTCTGAAGGCAGCGGAACCCAGCAGGTGCAAAGTCCGTCCGGATGGTAAGGTTCGGCCCAGTAAAGCCCAGAGTACCCTGCGAAAGATCTCCATTGAAGATCTGGTTCGTAGAAGCGACCTGAAGCTTAGAAGCCACGATGCTGCCGGCTGCGACCTCGCGGGCCGTAATGGCGCCCGCGTCGATCTTCCCGGCAGTGATCGCGTTGGCTGCGATCTGGTTGGCCGTGATCGAGTTCGCCACCAGGCGGTCGGCGTTGACGCCACCGGCCGCGATCTGGTTCGTCGTGATGACGTTGGCGATGATCTCGCGGGTGCCGATCGTGTTGGCGACGATCTGCGTGCCCACGATGGTGTTCGAGGTGATCCGGTCGCCCGTGATCGAGCCGGCGACGATCTCACGCGCGGAGATCGCGCCTGCCGCGATCTTGCCGGCCGTCACCGCGTCCGCTGCGAGCTGCCCCGCCGTGAGGGAGTTGGCGACGATCCGGTCGGCCGCGATACCGCCGGCCTGGATCTGCGCCGAGGTCAACGAGTTCGCCACGACCCGGTCGGCCGCGATCGAGCCCGTCGTGATGCTGGAGCCGTCCATGACGGTCACGCCGCTATCGAAGTAGGGCGACAGCTCGGTCTGGCCAGCAACCACCGTGGCGAGCATCGGAGCCGCCACGAACAGGTGGTAGTTCGTGCCACCGTCCCAGGTCGCGCGGATGCGGAACCCGATGCTGGTAGCGTTGGCTGGGACCGTGAAGAAACCTCCGAGCCGGGTCGGAACGCCCAAAGGCCCGAACGCGCCCGAGGTGTACTCGCGCCTGATGGTGGTGCCAGCGCTGTCGTAGCTGTCGATGTAGAGGACGGCCGAGCAATTGAAGGTCGTCACGTAGACGGACGCCTCGTAGCGCTGTCCACCCTGCACAGCCACGCGGCTAGTGGGCGACCCGGCGGTATCGACACCACACAGGTTCATGTCGGTGACGGTGTTCGCCGCAGGCGTACCTGTCATCCGCATCAGGAAGCTATAGGTGCCGGGCCCGGCATACCGCGCATCACGATACAACACGGGCGCCACGGCAGAGCTGTTGCCGTTCACGGTGAGACCAAGCTGGTTACCCGTAACACGGCTCATGAGAGCCCCGTTCGAGTTCAGCATCAGGTTCGTGGAGGCGATCGTCAGCTTCGAGGTCGTGATGGCCCCGGCCGCGATCCGATCCGCGATCACGGCCCCAGCGGCGAGCTTCGCCGTCGAGACCGCGCTGTCGGTGATCTGGGTGCCAGTGATCTGCCCGGCGAGCTTGGCGGCCGACAGGCCGGCGAGCTGGGCGTCGGTGAGCTGGCCCGTCACCTTGCCGGCCGAGATGGCGGCGAGCTGGCTGTCGACGACCGAGCCGATGAGCTTGCCCGCATCGATGCCAGCGAGCTGGGCGTTCGAGAGCTGGCCCGACACGGCGGTCGCGTTGACCGAGGAGATCTGGGCCGACGTGAGGCCGGCGCCCACCGCCGCCGCGTTCACGCTCGCGACCTGGGCAGCCACGACCTGACCGATCAGCTTGTTGGCGTCGATGCCAGCGAGCTGGGCGTTCGAGAGCTGGCCGGCCACCTTGGTCGCGTCCAGCGAAGCGATCTGGGCCGAGGTGAGCTGGTTCGCGATCTTGGCCGCGTCCAGCGAGCTGATCTGGCCGGAGACGACGGAGCCGATCAGCTTCGCCGCATCGATGCCAGCGAGCTGGGCGTTCGAGAGCTGGCCCGAGACCTTGGCGGCCGAGAGCGCGGAGAGCTGGGCGTCGGTGAGCTGGCCGGTGATCTTCGAGGCTTCGAGGGCCGCGATCTGGCCGGCCTGGATCGTGCCAGTGATGTCGCCAGCCGCCGTCCACGACTGCCACGCCCCGCTGATGTAGCGGTAGATCTTGCCGTCGTTCGTGTTCAGCAGGGTCAGCGCGCCCGTGTAGTTGGTCGGGCTCGGGAGCCCGGCTACCGTGGCGATGGGCTGGGTGCCCGTGCCGAACTTGGCCAGCGTCACCGCCGCGTCGGCGAGCTGCGCCGAGACGATCTGGCCGGAGAGCTTCACGGCGTCGAGCGAGGCGATCTGCCCGGACGTGAGCTGGCCCGAGACCTTGGCGGCCGACAGGCCGGCGAGCTGGGCGTCGGTGAGCTGGCCCGTGACCTTGCCGGCGGTGATGCCGACGAGCTGGCTGTCGACGATCGAGCCGATGAGCTTCCCGGCCGAGATGCCGGCGAGCTGGGTGTCCGAGAGCGTGCCCGAGATTTTGGTCGCGGCGAGGGTGGCGATCTGCTCGTTGGTGAGCTGACCTGCGACCTTCGCTGCAGCGATACCCGCGATCTGGGCGTCGACCACGGAGCCGATCAGCTTGTTGGACGAGATGCCGGCGAGCTGGGCGTCCGAGAGCGTGCCGGCGACCTTGGTGGCCTGGAGGGTGGCGATCTGGTCGGAGGTGACCTGACCGGCCAGCTTCGACGCGGAGAGGCCGGCGATCTGGGTGTCGACCACGGAGCCGATCAGCTTCGCCGCTGCGATCCCGGCCAGCTGGGCGTCCGAGAGGGTGCCGGCGACCTTCGCCGCCTGCACGCTGACAAGCTGCTCGGAGGTCAGGCCATAGCCCACATCCACAGCCTGCACGGCGGCGGTGTAGGCGTTAGCCGTCGCGTCCCAGCGATAGAGCTTGCCGCTGACGAGGATGATCTCGCGGTCCTTCGTCGTCGGCACGGAGGCCAGCGGCTTCGGAACGTTCGTGAGGAGCGCGGTCGCGACCTTGGTGTCGTCGATGATCTGGGCGGCGAGCTGCGCGGCCTGGATCTGCGGCGAGACCGAGCTGAGCACCCGGACGTAGGAGGTGGCGACCACGTCGGACGTGTTCACCGCCCGCAGCCAGTAGGTCTTCTGCTGGCCGGTGACCGCGTAGTCGAAATACTGGGTCGAGGCGTCCGCGATCCGTCCGATCAGGGTCGCGCCGCCGGCCGGCGTGGCCGAGGCGTTGTTGCCGACGACGGCCCAGACCTCGATGTGCTTCAGGTCCTTGTTGGCCGGGAGCGAGAGGGTGATCGCGTTGAAGCCGAACCCGGTCGTGACCACGACGTTCGAGGGGTTGCCGGGCGGCGTGAGGTTCAGGGCCGCGACGATGGTCTGGATCACCGTGTAGGGACCGAGGCCGAGGGCCGTCGCGTTCGGGCGGAAGCGTAGACGCACCGAGTAGGTGATGCCCGGCCGGAAGCCACCGCGCGTCCAGGTGCGCTGATCCGCCGGCACCCGATCAGCGATGAAGCTGACGCCGAGGCCGGTGCCCTCGCCGAACTCGATCTCCGGCTGACCATAAGCCGTATCGGTCGCGAGCGGCGCGTCCCAGGTCGCGGTGATCGACGCCATGACGGTGCCGTCCGCGAGGATCACGGGCGCGGTCGAGAGCGCGAGCCCGGTCGGCTGCGCGGGGCCGTTCGGGTCGAACAGCTTGATCGAGGTGAAGATCCGCTTCTGCTCGGAGATGTTCAGCCCGGTCTTGCCGTAGCTGTCATAGGCGGCGATGCGGACGTAGTAGTTCGTATCGCGCTTGGCCGGCAGCGAGACGAAGGTGTTCAGGCCGTCGTAGCGCGGGGTGGTCGTGAGCGGGTTGAAGCCGTCGACCGTCTCCATCCAGATGAGCACGCCCGCGTAGCCGGTGGCCGGCGGGGTGTACGAGACGAAGACGTTCTCGCTGACCGCGTCGAGCTGGAAGGCCAGGGCGGCCGGCGCCGGGTGGCTGACGACGAGGCTGACCGGGGTCGAGAGGTTGCCGGTGCTGTCGATCGAGGTCACACGCACCGTGAACTGGCGCAGGGGCGTGCCGCCGTTGTCCGCCTTGTTGGCGGCCAGGGTGTACTGGAAGGCGAGCTGACCTTCGACACGCTCGGAATGGACGACGTTGTTGCTCGGGCCCACGACCTCGACGAGGTACTTGGTGACCAGGGCGTCGGCCGCCGCGTCCCAGGTGAAGCGCGGATCGACGGCCCGGAAGATCGGCGCCTCCGGCTCGTCGACCAGACGCGGGTTCGTCGGGGGTGCGACCGAGCGCAGGCTGGTCCCGTCCGAGACGATGTACTGGACAGTAACCGGGGCGCTCTCGGTCGTGCCATCCAGACCAACCGCCGTAATCGTGATCATGTACGTCGCCGCCTGGGCGTCGTTGATCCGGAACTGCAAGTCGTTCGTCTCGCCGATCAGCGTCATCTGCTGACCGTTGAGGGACTGGTAGATGCGGTAGCCGCGATTGAGCTTGGTCTCGGTGGCGCCCCACTTCACGACGAGGTTGAAGTGGCCGTCGAGGGTGGTCTCGGGCACGATGGTCGCGCTGGAAACCGGGTAGACGAACTTGGAGAGCGGGCCGGTCTGCGTCGCGAGGATGTCGCGCAGCTCGACCTTTCCATCGACGAAGGCCCACTTCTGGCGGTTCACTTCGATCGCGGTGACGTCCACGATGTCAGGATCGGTGTCGTCGGGGGCGAACGACGTGACCCGGAACGCCTTGGGCGCGCCGATGATGAAGGTGGCGTACTCGGACAGCGCCTCGGCCGTGGCGCGAGCGAGCTTCAGCTCGGTCTGCTGGCCCGGCGTGGTCACCGACAGCGGGTAGGTCACGATCTTCGTGCCGCCGTTGTTGTCCGAGGCCATCAGCTGGATCGAGTAGGAGATCCCGGCTTCGAGGTAGATCTGATCGCGCAGGGGCAGCGTGGTCGTGCCGGCCGGCAGGACGTCGGGGTTGCGAATGCGGCCGGTGATCGTGTTGTTGCTGAGCGGATCGCCGACGAGGATGATCCCGAAGGGCACGAGGTAGCGGCCCAGGCGGGTCGTCTTGAAGTTGACGATCGTCTTCTCGGTGAGCGAGGTGGCCAGCCGCAGCCGGCCGCGACGGACAGCTTCCTCGGGATCGCGGCAGCCGACCGCCACGAACTCCTCGGCGTTCCGGCCGTTCACGTCGATGCCGTTCTGGTCCCAGACCCGGACCCGGTCCTCGCGGTAGTTCAGCTGCGGGTTTTTGAACGAGACCTTGAAGTCGTTCTTGCGCTCGGTGATGTCGGTGAACGAATACGTGAAGTTGCCGTCGACCACGTTCTCGGGCGTGAACAGGGCCAGGGCGATCTGGTCGTCCGCGTCCCAGATGACGGTCGAGTAGCCGTCACCGCGATCGACGTACCGACCACCGGCCAGACCGACGATGTAGTTGATCAGCTCGTTGATCGAGCGCGGCTCCGAGATGTACTCGTTGAACCGCAGACCGTGTAGATCGCAGTGCTTGCCGAACTCGTAGTAATCCCACTTGTCCGGGATCTCCGGATAGTAGGCGTTCTTGCCGTAGCGCGAGTTCGTGATGAGGTTATACGCGTGCCACGAGGGCGAGTTCGTGTACGCCATCTTGAACGTGCCGTCCCACAGCCCGGAATACTCTCCGAGCTTGGTGACGGGGTTGTAGGTGTAGTTCGAGGGCACCGGGATGATGATGCCGCGATAGGTGCCCGTGAACTCGGGGATCGAGGTAAAGGTGTCCGTCGCCTTGATCGTCAGCCAAGCAATGGCGAGATCAGGGAACGAGAAGGTCGACTGGATGACCTCCTGAATGCTCTCGAACGTGATGTCGCGGTAGATGTCCTTGGTCGAGTTCGGCGACAGCCGGGTCACGCGGACGTCGTAGGGCTCGTTGATCCGCTTGACCGGGATCCGGTACTCCTTCGGGTACGAGGAGCGGGCAAGGCCGTTGATCGTGATGACGCCGGGCGCGGCGGTCGGCACCTGGTTCCAGTTCTGGAAGGCGACCCACGAGGTGTCGTTGTAGGCGTAGACGGTCGACCCGCTCTGGGGCGTGATCAGGAAGTCGCCGGCCGCCAGCGTGCCGGGCGGCGGGGCCGTCCCGGACGGGGAGAACCACGCGGTGCGGGCGTCGCCATCGCTCTCGTTCCACGTCCAGATGACGTAGCCGTTGCGGTTGCCCTGCGCACGGTTGGCGGGCGCGACCCAGGCCGAGCCGTTCCAGAGGCTGGGCGTCCAGTACTGGGTCGAGGTGTCGAACCAGACCGCGTCCACCGCCTTGGCCCCGGTCGGGGCGGCAGCGGCGGTGTAGGTCTCGCGGTAGGCGTCGTTGACCACGGTGCCGGGCGTGCTCGTGCCCGGGCGGTAGTTCGAGCCACCGGAGGTGTTCTCGACGGGCGGCGGGGGCTCGTTCGAGAACGGGATCTCCCAGGTCGACGACGACCGGCGCTTGACCTCCACCTTGAACTGGACGTCGGTGGGGAACTCGCCGCCCTCCTTCGTGACCGAGATCAGGCGCTGGACGACGAAGCGGACGTCGATGTAGTCGATCTGGTTCTTGTCGCCCTGCGCGACGATCGACTGGTTCTGGGTGCGCAGCTCCAGGCCGATGTTCTTGGTCGAGCCCAGGCCGCCGAGGTTCGGCAGGATGCTGTCCGCCGGGTTGGTGCCCTTCAGGAACCGCAGCTCGAAGTTCGAGATGTTGGGGGTCTGCGATCCCTTGTCGAGCAGCGGGACGTCGCCGACCTCGAAGGAGGCGGCACCATCGACCAGCCCGTCCATCGGGCCTTCGCCGACCGCGAGCAGGATCTCGACGGTGTCCTGACCGAACAGGTTGTCGTCGTGCCGGGTCGCCTTCTTGCTGCTAGAAGACGACTTGCGGCCCTTGAGAGGAAGACCCATTGTCAAGCAACCCCGGTATCGACAGCGTCGATCTGGAAGGAAAGGTAGTGACCGCCGACTTTATCTTCGCCGCACAGGATCGGAATACGCGTTCCGACGTCGACTGTATTTTTGGGCGATCCCAAATAGTGGGACTTCTTCTCGGTGCTGTCTTTGTTGTCGCGCTTCGGGGTGTTGAACAGCTGGAGAATACCACCCAGCACCATCATGATGCCGACCTTCAGCAGGATCGGCGCGAAGGCGTTCAGGCCCGGGATGAAGGAGGCGGCGATGAGCACGACGCCGAGCAGGATCTGGAAGAAGCCCCCGTTCTTGCCGCCGTTGAGCTGCGGGAACAGGTGAAGATCCTGGGTGTCGGACGGGGCGATCAGGCTCTCGATGGTCTCGTGCCCGACGACCTTGATCCGGAGCGGGCCGGTGATCGCGTTGCCGGCGAAACCCCGGATCTGCCGGGTGATCGCCTTCAAGGCCTCGGCGACGCTCGGAGCGTGGACTTCAATGACCTCCGGGTGGATCGACTTCAGGGATCCGTGAAGATGGATACGTCGCAGCACGGATGACCTGACCTCCTTCGACGACGTAGCAGGCCACGCCGTCCGACCCGACGATATAGTGGGAAAGTGAGGGGTAGTTCAAGAACGAAGCGCGATCGTCAGAAGTCAGGTTGCAGTTGGTCCCGGTGTGGGTGTGCCACGAGGCCTTGACCTGATCTTCATAGCGAAGAAGATCCTCTCCCGAGAAGTCGAAGCCGTTCGTCGGATCATGGCAGATGTTCTCGCACTCGATGATCTGATCTTCCAGCCCGACGAAACCGCAGCGCTCGAACGCCATGATGTCGTCGTCGTAAAGCTCAAGAAGTTGGGAGGGGATTGTCTCGGGCGGCATCGCGGGCTTCCTGCAGCTGCTGACGAATACGCTCCGGGACGAGATCCCAGGCGTCGATCTCGACGTGCTCCAGCAGGGCGTTGCCGTCAACCTTCGGGTGCCGGAGCACGGCCACCGTGGTGTCCCGGTAGAGCGGCCGGTTGTAGGGCTCGATGCACGAGGTCTGGCCCAGGAGGTGGTGGGCGATCTTCTCGCCCGGCAGCAGGATCGCGCCGTGGTTGGCCACGGGCGACCGGATCGCCATGAGGAGCACGTCCCCCGGCAGCCAGGTACGCGGCCCGCCGTCGACCAACCCGAAGCCGAGCTTGCGGTAGCCGTCCATGTAGATGTTCAGCTGCTCGCCGGTCTCGGCGTTCGGCTCCCACCAGTTGTCGGGTCGAGCGACGTTGGGGAACTCCAAGCCGTAGTTCAGCTTGAAGAAGTCACACATGAAGGAGTAGCAATCCTGCTCCCCATGCTTGAACTCGCGACCGAGCAGACCGTCTGTCTTCAGCATGATGACCTACAACGTCACGGTGGGGTATTCCGGATACATATAGACCCGGGCCGGGACCTTCTGATCCGGCACGTCCGAGAGGGCGCGCAGCTCGAACGAGATCGACTGGCCGGCGATGAGTTCGACCACGCGGCCGATGAAGAAGATCTCGTTGTTCGCGATGGCGAGATTGCTCTCGACGTGCCGCCGGAGCACGGTGAACTTCTGGATGACGGACCCGTCGAACTGGCCGCTGAAGGCCGGCTGGTTGAAGACGCCGACCGGGTTGATGAGCCGGAGGCGCGGCCGGGACTTCTCGTCCTCCGAGGACCGCTGCTGGCCGGTGAGCTGGCAGGCGAGGTGGTCCCAGGTCTTCCCGTTCCACTGCGTGGTCGAGCCCATCGGGCCGTCCCGGAAGCGGATCACGGCGACCCCGCCGTCCGGGATGTTCTTGAGGGCGATCTCGAAGAAGACGACCTCGCCGTCAGCAGTGAGCTTCAGGCCCTCATCGACGTGTGAAGCAGGAATTGCCATGTCTACGAGCCAGCCTCCAGCAGCAGCTCCATGTCGAAGGGCTCGACTTGGTGGACCCGGTATAGAACACCGCCGACGTTTCGACCACCGACCTTGCCCGGCTCTGCCTTCATCGTCTTCGGCACGATCATCGGCTTGTTGAAGCGAGCCCGGATCAGCCCCCGGCGATGGTGCCGGTAGAGGAAGGGCTTATACATCAGCTGGTCGCGGTAGAACTTCTCCAGCGCGAAGACATTGAGCTGGGGCTCGACCTCGTAGTTCGGCTGGTCAAGCGGGTTGAGCTGGTAGACGAACATGCTCGGAAAGTTGAGGTGGCAGATGACCTCGTCCGGGCCAGTCGGCTTGGCCGCGAACCGGTATCCGCCTCCCAGCTTCGTGGTGCTACCCCCCGGGTACTCGTCCTGGGGGGTGTGATACGGAAAGTCGAAAGTATCCGGCACCGATTAGCCTCCCGCCGCGACTTGCTTGATCAGCTGCTTCGTCGCACCGCCGCGCTGAATATCTTCACCAATCATGTGAATGATGTCGTTCTTGCTGGGCGGCGGGACCTGATCACGGTCCACGACATAGACGTTCGCGCTGGCGTTGGCACCCCCGAACTTCTGCGAGGGCTCGATCTTCGGGGCCCGGTCGACCATCTGGCCGCCGAGGGCGTTCACCTGATCGAGCGTGTCGTAGCCGATGGCCTCGGCCGCCGACTTCCGCAGCATGTACTCGCCGGGCATGGCCGAGACAGGGACGCCATCGCGGTTCGCGGTCGCCGCCGACCGACCGCCGTTCGCCATCCGGTAGGGGATGCGACCGCCGTTGGCGAAGGTGATCGGGGTGCTCATCAGGCCTTCGCCGATGAAGCTCTCGGCCCCGCCGCCCCCGCCGCCGAACAGGCTCATGAT